GTCTTTCAAAATTACTTTAGGCATTATCCAAGTGTCCTCTTTCCCTGTTCCTCTGGTGTGCCAAGACGGCCACCACTAATTAGCCCGCGACGACCGGCGCGGCGTGCGCGTCTGCGAGACGCCACGCGGCGCTCACTAATAGATGCCTTGCGCTCGGCCTTAAGTTCCTGCGCTTGCTGCTTTTCAGCTTGCACGGCGGCCTGCTCTTCGCGCTGCTGCTGAACTTGCGCCTCATACTCCTGCATTGCCTCGACGGCACTGTCGGGCGTATCGCCCCGGATAATGTCATCAAGGTCAGACAGCGGGTCTAAGACTTCTTCTCGCAGCTTATCCTCAAAGCTACTGCCGCCACGCTTTACCTCGTCTTCAAGGTTGCGCAGGTTTTGGCGCGTTTGCTTTTCAACACGCTTCAGTTCACGTTTGATTTTTTTGAATAGCCCCATATCACTGCTCCGGCGTCAGCGGGTCGAGGCCGGAGCTGGCGTATTCGCGCTCAGACGACAACAGCATGCGAGTGCCGCCACGGCGACGCGAGCGCTGCTTGGCTGCGAGCTGCTTACGCTTCTCCAGCTCCTGTTGCTCCAGCATCGCTTCTTGCTTTTGCTGGCTCTCGGCAATCGCCGGATCAGGCGGCGGCATTTTAATCTTGAAAAGGTTACTCATCGAAAATCCTTGAGAGCATAATATAATCCGAACCGTCAGGCCCGTACCTGCGTAGCAAGCCTTCTCGATCGAATTTTAACCTGCTTGCCCACCTGACCGCAAGCTGATTATTGACATTACAGGTTATCTGCAATCTATGTAATTGCAGTTCGCGCGCGGCAATGTCCAAGTACCGGCGCGTCATGCGCGTAAGCGTTATCGGATAGTGCGCTACTTGATGGCTTGTAATCAGCCAGCCCTCGCCAACGCCCGGCCAGACCTCATGCACGCCAAACGACGCGACCATCTCACCACGCAACAGTGCCGTATGGCTATGCTGTGCCGCCTCATAGTAGCGGAGCTGCGTTTCATAATTAGGCACGTCGGCGTATGACTTCAGCTCGAAGTCACGCAAACGCATAGATCGAGGGTGGTACCACCGGAACGGCACAATCGTAATGTCGTCGTTCTGTATTATTTCTTTCAGGCGCATCAGAATACGTCGAAGTCCATATTGGCCTGCAACTGCTTAAACTGTGGCCGGCCATTTGGGTTGCGCGTCAGCACGCGATGCTCGCCACCACCCAACATCAAATACCCATACGCGTCACCGACGTGCGAATGCTCGTTCTTGTTCGGCGCATCCCGGAAGCGCTCTTGCCCGGCACCGACCGCGACGCGCTTAAAATGGTAACCGCCGGCCAAGGCCTTGCGAGTGCGCACGCAGTCGCGTGCGACGAGCAGGCCGGGCTTGCCGTCAATCAGCCGGTTCATCGGCATTGCCCCAGCCTCTCGGCGAACCATAAAATCGTTTGATGCTGTTGGTTGGGCGCGTAGCCCCAACGTGCGCAAATGCTCAAAGGCCGTGACCTCAAAAATCTCATCTCTCTTCATGCCCGCCGGGTCACCCCAGATGAACACCTCTGACTTACCAAACTTCTGCTGAATGTCCGCCATCAGGTGATGCGCGAAACGCTCCAGCCCCATAGAGAACGCAACCAGCTCATGCACAATGTGCCAGCGCCCGTTGCGCATCTTCTGCCCAAACACCGCCGCCGGCGTCAAGCCAAAGTCCAGACCAATATGCACGGGCAGCTCCGGCTCAATCTCTACCTCATACGACATGAGGCTGTCGGAGAACTCATGCCACACCGGCTTGCCGTCCTGCACATAAACATACTTCGCGCCGGCATAGCACTCAATCCAATCCAGCGACTTGCCGGCCAACTGTTGTTCGTAATAACCAAGCGGCAGGTTGTTAATGTTCTCCGCGTCCGGGTTGTTGATCCAATATTTGTTCGCAGAGTAAATCGCGTCCGCATGCTCTTTCGTGCCTTCGACCACGCCACCCGGCTGCTTGTAAAACTTCCACGGGAACTTACCGCGCACCGGGTTTTTCTCCGCCAGCTCATGCCACCAGTGGTCACTGTCCATCGGGTTGGTCGACATCCACACGCCACGCCACGGACAACCGCCGTGCTTCTTAGTCGGGTAACGACCGACACGCGACGTCAACCCATCGACCACCGCCTTGGGCAGCTCACGCGCCTCGTCGATAAAACCGCCGGTCAATTCCAGCGACAGCAACTTGCGCACGTCGCGCGGCTGATCCAACGCCAAGAATATAACTTCGCAATCCAAGCCCGGCACGCCATTGCGCTCCGGCAACTGAATGTGGTGCGTAATGGGCGGCGACCACCGCATCGGCCCCCACACATTCTCAGGGAAAATTTCCTGCCACGTCTTAATCGTGGTCGTGCGCAACTCAGGGTACGAGTTACGAATAACGGCAAAGCGCGTGTAGCGCACATTGTCGACCGGCGATGGCGGCTGCTTCACAGCACGCAACATGACCTCCGCCAGAGACGCAAACGTCTTACCAGAACCGACCGGCCCCATCAGGCCACGCACAAAGCTATCGTCGTTCAGAAACTTCCACGTCGTCGGGCTTTCGGAAAAATCCAGATTGAGGCCACTCAGTGCCTCCGACGCATCTTTGCCGCGCTTGCGACGCGGCGAACGATCACGCGCCTTCGTCTGTCTCGCCATTCTCTAGCTCCAACGTAATGCCACCGGCCTCGGTGTAAAACTCAAAAAACGGAGTGCCGCAAGCGCCGCACTCAATCTGCTGCGACCCCTCATAGACACGGCCGCGTGTGAGCTGACCGCAAAAGTCGCATTCCACAAAATCCTCATAGAAGCGCACATAGTCCTTCTTGGGCATTTGGATTATCTTTGCGCTAGGCAAATGGTTATCAGTCATCGTCTTCCTCCTTGACTTCATAAGTGGTGGTCTTGGGGCCGGTCACATTGATGCCAATCATGCTCGGCTTTCTCTCATCCGAGTTCGGCTCCAACAGGCCACGGTGTTTTGCCAGCAAGCGCAGCGCCGCCAGCTTGTCATGCATCTCAACTTCAATCTGGTTGCCGTGCTGGTTCGGCGTAATCTTGACCTTCTTAATCGAACGCCGCGCCCGGTCGGACAATCTATCCGACGCCATCACGCCAACATTGCCCAGCTCGTCCCAGCTCAACACATCCGTGATTTCGCCGGCAGCAATCGCCTCCAGCTCTTGCACCACCGCCTCGCGCTTATCAGCGTCGGGCGATGCCAAGGCGGCACGCTGTTGCCTAATCGTCATATTCTTCGGATTGTCCGTCATCCGCTATCTCCGCACCTACGGCTGCGTAGCCGGCCAAGTCGAGCCAGCTATCTTCGTGATCGGGTGATTGTACCAGCCGCGCCATCTTAACGCCAGCCATACACAACGCGACTTGCTCCGGCGTGACCGGGCGCTCCAACACAACCGTCCATATGGCGGCAATGCGTTTGTGGTTTTCGCGCATCGTGCCGTAATCCTTGCCGCGCTGTTTCAGCGTGCCAGCCAGCGTGCGCAGTAGTGTGTTTGCTTTCATGATAACCTCCAAAAATTTTGTGCGACACCCCCATACGTATACGGTAGGGGGCGGGGGGGCAAGGGTGGCCTCTGCGGCAACGGTGCCGGCGCAGGCAGGGGCGTATAAAAGCAAACGTCGGTCTGTTCGTTATACATGCATCGCCTCCTCTACATCTTGCAGCGACGGCACGCCCTGCCTGTTGGCAAGCCTTGCCCTGCATACGTCCAGCGTGGTGGCCAGCATGCGCTCGACCGTCACCTCTTCAGGCAGACGCCGCGCTTGGTTCACGACGTTGTCGACCAGCACGACCTGCCCCGTCGCCTGCTGCACGGCTTGGCAGAACGCGTGGGCGAGGGCGTCAGCGTGCGTGTGAGAGCGCGGTTGTGCATCCCCCAGACCCCCTTTACTTTCTGGTACGTCATCTTGGTCACCGACGAGCTGTAGCGGCTTGGCAATGTGTATCTCTTCCAAGCTA